AACCTGATGACACGGCGCACTGTTCGGTATCTTCGGGAATCGGTTTTTCACCGCTGTCCTTTTTCAACAAATCTTCAATGGCTGCTAGTTTTTGAACGGTGCCTGTGCGAAGATTGTTAGAAGTACCAACATTGCTTAAAATGTTCTTTAGTTTGGCACGATTCAAACAAAGAATGCGACGAACGATTGGGGGAAAGGGTGGTGTTTTGGGACCCGCATACCAATTTAAGAACGCTGTGATGTCTTCCTTTGCCAATTTTAATTGCTGATTCAAAGACCATTTCCCATTTTTCATTTCCAAGAAATTCAGCGATTTCAACACATTTTCATCTTCAGGCAAATAACCTAGCTTAGATTCACTGCGACGACGCATATCGTCGTCTGATGATGCCACTGGATTACCAAGCAAACTTGCCATTCCTCTACGATGAGATTACATATTTGCAGTCTTCAAGAGACCGAATGCACTCACTGCATTGCTTTCAGTGTAAATAATTTTGTGATGGGGTTTGTATCAGTTTCCGGGGTACTTTTGAATCTAAGCGTGAATAGTTGATTCACACCCGATGCGTTTTTGTTGGGCTGGAACTCGTCCGTCAATGCTCCAATCATTGCAACATTCAGATCTGTGCCACCAGGATATGCCGCCTTGTTTTCGTCAATGCGTGATTTTGTATCCTTTTTCATATTGAATAATGTGGACCATATTACATAATGTGCGGTTTCACATTCTTTATTCAAAATAAGCTTTGAATCTGTATTGCAGCGTTGAAGTGTATTGAAGAACTCGGCAAGATAGGGGCGCAGCGCCTGTTCAAGAATTGTGTCAACACCAAGGCTTGTAAGTATTTCGCGTTCTTCGGCCGTCAAATCTGCATTTGCTTCACTCTTACTGTATTGAATACGCCGTTGGTTGTCATTTTCGGATACAAATATAC